CTTTCAACTGCACACACTCGGATCGTTTCCTATCAAGACATCTTACTTTGGCAACCCGGTGACAGACCGGAACCTTTCGAATAAGACATGCCTTTGTGTGCATGTGAAAACAGAGTCTTTCTGTTTCCAGTCTATCATCGGGTTACCCCTAAGACGTTACTAAATTTTCAAACAGCGTGAGAGATTGATGTTATCGCTTCGTCTCATGATTAACTTATAATCGATTCGTATTATAATGTCAACCATTAAAATTAAAAAACCCTCCTAAACTTTCGTCTAGGAGGGTTCTACTTTTTACGATTTAACTAGTTACTAGTTTATCGAACCCTCCATACTCATAATATCCCACTCATATCCGCGCACAATAAAGCCAGCGCATGGGAGCACTTGACTTATCGGTTGCATATTTTTCGTGGCGTTCATCATTGAGGGTACGTTCCTTGTTAATATGTTAGTAACTTTATTTATACAACTTTTTGCGATTTGTTCGAAAAAAGAATCAATTATTCGAAACTTTTTAGCATCCACGCATGTTTTTCATGTGTACTGATACGATCTTCAAGATAGTTTACTGTACCAAAAGCATCGATCTCGTCAGCAGTTTTACGAGCCAAATACAGTAGATCAATTAGTGTATCATTATCGGAAGCCAGTCTGCGAAACATCGTGAACGGTTCAGGAACCATTGATTCATCTTCGATACGACTAAGCTCTAAGTATCGCGCAAGCGAACCAGGAGCAAAGCCACCGAGATTACGAATCTCCTCAGCAGTTGTATCAATTGACCCATGCAGTTCTTCATAAAGATCACCAAAGAAATCGTGATACTGACCAAAGTTTGGTCCCATCACATTCCAATGATAATTATGAGCTTTTAGGTATAGTGAAAATGAAGTCGCAAGAATGACCTTCATCTGTGATACGAGTTGATCTTTGTCCATATTTATCCCACCAATTCTCTAATACGGTTTGCTTCTTCTGCTTGCTTTTCAAGTGTCTTTGGCACAAACAAAAGAATGACACCTACAAGCAAAGGAGAAATAATTCCACCTGCTACTGCCCAAATAGCCGCATTACGACCCTTCGATTCTGCCCACTTGTAAATACCGTATACAAATGCAATCCAAATCACTACTGTAAAAAATAGTTCCATTATTCATCTTCCCATGGTTTGTTTAAGTTAATTTCAATGCCCATTTCCTCGAATAGGTCCTCAATCTTTTCGTCTGAAACTTCGTCCAGAACAAATTCAATAAATTCTTGGTATGTATCTTTCATTTTTCCTCAAGATATTTTACTCGTTTATATACCCAATCATGCACATAGACCCACTCGCTACATCGACGCTCAGCATTGTAGCTCTGTAAAACCCCTAGATAGTTTCTAAGACCAAAAAGCTCAGTGTATTCAGTGCTAGACTTTGACATATGTACCTCTTGATTGGTATACTTCATTAATATTATGGTACCCGCAGCCGGGGTCGAACCGGCACTCCTCAAAGGAACGAAATTTTAAGTCTCGCGTGGCTACCAATTTCACCATGCGGGCACTGTATAATACAGTAACATAATATGTATCGATTGTCAACAACAGTTTACAGCGGCTGCGACCCATCATAAAAAATTAGATCATCAATAGGTTTACTATCACCATCGGATTGAATCGAATAGTCTTCACAAGGTAGCAAAGGTGCCCAGAACTCGTTTACGAGTTGTTCAGTGGTAATATCTTCAACACCCATGTAGTTTGCAAAGGACCATTCAACGATTTGTCCAATATAGTCTTCTTCCATCTCATTGATCATTCTTTTTCTTTCTCGGTTTGCGTGTCGTTTTAGGTTTAGCAGGCATCGATTTTGATACAGCTTTCTTTTTCACGATTTTTTTCTTTGGTTTTATCGTAGCCTCAACTCGTTTCCAAGAAGACCAAGCTTCGTCTACACCGTATCGATACATAGTGTTCCATTGTTTGGTCATATTCGACCAGCTTTCGATACGACGATTGCCTTTGTGGGTTTGAATGAGGCGAAGATGGGTACCAGTCCCAATCTTTACTTCATCTACAACATCGTAGTCGTCGTTAGCAAAAATCATAGCAAGTGCAAACAGAGTATTCAGCGCCCAGATAACAGCAAAAGAGCCAAGATATTAAAAACAGCGATGAAACTATTTTTAAAGTATTCATTTTCACGTCTCCATGTTCATGCGTCCAGAGCGAACATGTCCGCAGCCTTCATCACGATATTTACTATAAACTGCTTTCGATTGCTCTAGGGTCAGTCCTTCCCAACGTTCGCATTTATCAACAAAACGAGCTTCAACGTACCACATTATACTACCTCCTGAAAACCAACACTTGCGATAACAGATGTATTACCTGCTTCATCAACAATCACATCACCGACACTCGCAGGAGACATCCGATTTAGACGTTCAATTGCATTCTCTGGACCGATGTTGCCGATTTCAAAAACATCATCTAAGTCATTCGCTTCGATGTTTGCTACATGGGTGTAGAACCCTTTATTCAGCGCCTCGGCTGCGATCTTTGCAGTCTTCGAACCACTAAAGTCTGTCTGCATCGCAATACGCATTTTGTTCTTCGGAATTGCACCGTGATCTTGCGCAGCATTAATAGCATCAACTTCGTCATTGGTGAGTCGGATTTGCATCAGTTGGTAAATCATGTCATCTCTTTCGTCTTGTTACATTATCTATATAGAGTGATTCGTTGGCAATGTCAAGCATAATTTTTCAAATAGTGCTCTTCACTCACCCGCCATAGGACAAGATCAGATGCGTTTTCACACATTGCTACCCAAATCTTGTAAGGCTCGCCAGAGTTAGCAAGACGATTTGCACCACGCTCTTTATAGGCAGAGACAGGGCTGATGTCAGTGAAACCCTGTGTCTCACGGTTGAAAAACTTGCGGGGTTTTGAATTATCACCTAGAGCAATAAACCAGTTCATGCTTCTACTCCTTCGATTTCGTCAGCAACTTTATTGAACCATTCGGTGTATGTCTCGCCGTCAAGCAGAACTTGCCAGTGTTCGAACATATCAGCATCGACAAAGTTCCAGTTGATAGAATTGTCTGCTTTCCAATTTTCGGTCAGAGCAACCGCATACAGCATGGATTCACGAAACTTATAAAACATGGTGTCTCACTTCTCTTTGTTACTCTTATAACTTATAGTGATTCGTTGGAGTTGTCAAGCACTAATTTAGGCACCAGTCCATTGAACGTTATATTCTTCAAAGACGTTTCCACGAGCAAAGTTACGAGCAGGAGTTGCCCAGCCAGCAGCCTTCAGAATGTCACCTGCTTTGAACTTCTTATCGTCTTGAAGCATCACGAAGCCCCAGACAGAGCCGCCGTTACGCTGGGTGATTTTGGCATACTTTCGACCCACATCGTAACCGATTTCAGCGTTGAACTCGTCAATCATGCACTTGTTAACTTCACTAAGCTCTTTAGTGCCGTTACGAGAAGTATAACGATAGTAGTCAGCTTTGACGGAGTTGATTAGTTCGTAGATTGCTGTGGTCATTTCGTAGTTCATGATCATCTCTCTCTTGTTACTCTTATAATATAGAGTGATTCGTTATGAATGTCAAGCACTTATTGAAACAAAACCCGAACAACTTCACCCTGAGGATTCCAAAGCGTGTGAACAACCCGCTGAGACCGAGAATGGTTTACCCGACAATTCCACCAAGCTTCAGCTTCTTCTTGAGTGTCAACATGAACAGCGCTCCATTCACATTCATCGCCACCAAGACCAACATTTACTTGACTAAATTGACCCCTAACTACCCAAGACATGATCACCTCTCTCTTGTTACATCTTATGTATAAAGTGATTCGTTATGAATGTCAAGCACTTTAATCAAAAAAGTTGCCTTCGACCCACTCATAACCGGTGTCACCCCGTTCAAACCAAATACCTTGCTTATATGCTTCGTTACCCCACAACAATTTTTCGTTTGCTTGCTCCATAACATCTAAACCTTTGACCGCTTGTGCAGTAAAGACTTTGTTATATGCGGTAAAAGTAAAAGTGGTCATGATGTATCTCTCTCTTGTTACATCTTATGTATAGAGTGATTCGTTATGAATGTCAAGCACTATTTACTGAAAACATGTTTTTTATAAATAAAAGTGTAGTTCACGATGCGACAACATCTAACTACTCTAGACAACCCAAAGGAGGCTTTAATGTCCAGCGATACTATTTATCTATATCTAAAGACGCACAATAAGACCGGATTGAAATATCTCGGCAAAACTGTGCAAGACCCATACACTTATAAAGGCTCTGGTAATATTTGGAAAAAACACATCAATAAGCACGGATACGATGTAACCACAGAAATATTACTAGAAACCAAAGATAATGACGAACTACGCGAAGTTGGTTTAAAATATAGTGAATTGTGGAATATAGTGGAGTCAAAATCATTCGCCAATCTAAAGCCGGAAGAGGGTGACGGCGGTGCTCATCCTTGGAGTAAAGAATCTAGAGAAAAACTATCAAACTCTATAAAAGGTAGAAAAATAACAAACACCGATAATATGAAAGCGACATGGAGAGACTGCGATGTAAGAAACAGTAGAGTGGATAGCATTAAAAGAAATTTTGAAAACAAGAGCTTCAAAGAAAAGCACGTTGAGCAACTGCGCCAGAACTCAGACTATGAAAAAAGTTCGAAAACTATGTCAAAACTGAAATGGTTTAACAATGGAATACGGAATTGTAGAAAACAGGAACACCCGGGCGATGGTTGGATAGAGGGTAGAATTAAAGGATATAAGTGCCCTAATAAATCCAAGCAACTGGCGGGTCTATATTGGTGGACAGATGGTAAAAATAATAAAAGAAGTAAAGATTCTCCTGGTTTAGACTGGTATAGAGGAATGGTCAGAAACGTTCAATAGTTTCTTTAGGAACATGATTTTTATGAATTTTACATCCAACGAAAGCATTATGATATTCATCTTTGATTATAGCATGTCTGATTAGAATTTCATATGTCTCCATGTATGACAATTCACCTTTGAAGGTGCATAGATGCAATATCTCCCTATGAAAATTGTCTTTACCGTGTTCCTCAAGTAGAGCTTTCACGATGTCAGAAGACCCGAAATAGTCCTGCCAGTCACTCTCTTTGACTACAGTTCTCTTTCGGGTCTTCCCTTTGAGCGGTTTTAATTTCCGCGTAGACTTGAAGTTTTTCTTTCCGATATATTTCTTGGACGTTGACATATCAGTGATACAATAGACAAACCCAATATAGTCACCAATCATGTCGGAAGTAAACTCTTCTCCATTATAATACCACATGTAACATCCTTTCGTTACATGTATTTATAGACCAAACAAACCCCATCCATGATTAGCTATAGCGTTTAGAATGATTGCCAAGCATGTCACTACATGTATACACCACCAAAATGTTCGAATGATTGCTACAGAATCTGCTTGTCTATCGGTCTCTCCGACTTTCTCTCCAAGTGATTTTGCCCATATACGCCAAATCTTTTTGAACATTTTATCCTCCGACATATTGATCACTCTTAGGTCTGTACCAAACTTTCTGATAATGAAGTCTTCCCAGTAAGTCAGTGATACTTTTTATGTCTTCGCTCACTCCGTTTTCTGCACATAGTTCCGCAAGTCTTTTATTAAGCGCACCTTCTATCAGTTCGATGTCATCTGGATGCAATTCGAACATTTTGTTGTACATATCACTCTTCCCATTCACCGTCTTCGTCAAGATAAACTTCATCTTCTTCGAATTCAGGAATCTCTTCACCACATGATGGGCAATGCATTAACTCACCATCTTCGCTTTCAAATTCTACAACATACTCAGTGTCACAATATTGACAATGTTCGTGAAATCTATAACTCATATCTGCTCTACCTCTATTCTACATTTTTGCAAGAATTCTAGACCATCTTTCGATCTATATGTTTCTCTATAGTATACTTTCGATATACCTGCACTATATATCTGTTTTGCACATTCAATGCAAGGAGCATGTGTCACATACATTTCTGCACCTCTACCACTCTCGTGTGAACCTGCAAGTTTTGCGATGCAATTTGATTCTGCGTGTATGACTTCTGGTTTAGTCTTTCCAGTGTCATAACCCATAGCATCTTCGACAGTCCACTCACAAACGTTATCCCAACCGGAAGGCATACCATTATATCCAATTGAGATGATACGATTGTCTTTAACTGCGATTGCTCCAACTTTAAGCCTATTGGCAGTAGACAGAGCGCCGAAACGCTCTGCCGTGTCCATGTATGCTTCTTGCCACTTATTCACTAACACTAGCCCTAGCCCTCGCAAACACTACAATTCATTATGTCTCTTACAAGTTCTTGTGCTGGATTAGCTGAGCGTTGATAATAAAATGTTTTAATCCCCATTCTCCAACCTTCGATAATAAGCGCGTTCACATCCTTTGCTGAAACATCGGGATGTATCATCAAGTTTAGAGACTGTGCTTGATCAATATACTTCTGACGGGCGGCCGCTTGTTGAACAACTGTCAGTGGAGTTATTTCAGAGAACGTTTTAAATATGTCTTTTTCATTTTGATCTAAGAATTCAAGATGTTGAACAGAACCACCATGCTTTAGAATGTTCTCCCATGTGTCAAAATCATCGCGACCCTTCTCTTCAAGCAAAGCTTTTAGGAATGGATTCTTATATGTGAACTTACCTTTTGCGAGGTCTTTAGTGAAGTAATTACTTGCAAGAGGTTCAATCGTAGGTGATACTTGACCGAGAATGAAGCTAGATGATGTCGTAGGTGCAATCGCAGTGCGAGTAAGATTTCTCTGCCCATATCCAAGCATACCTTCTGGTTCACCATACTCTTCTGCAAGCTCTTTCGTTGCAGCCATAGAATGATCATCAATAAATTTAGAGACTTTGACAGTTTCCATCTGCGCTGCGAAAGACTCGAAAGAAATTTTCTTTGACTGTAGATAAGAATGCCATCCAAGAATACCTAGACCTAATGCTCTCCAACGCTTCGCAAAGTTGTAAGAAGACTGCATAAACTTGTTGCCTTCAAGCTTCGTGATATATTCTTCCATGACAGCATCAAGGAAATAAATCATCGTTTCAACTGCATCTGTATGCTGCCATTCATCGAACATAAGAGCATTCATAGACGCCAGATTACATACGAATGATTCGTCGTGATTTGAAGGAAGAGCGATTTCTGAGCATAGATTAGATGCCCAAATTGTGCGATCTTTGTCCTTTAGCACTTGTGGTTTATTGTTGTTCACAGTGTCTTTGAAGAAGATGTATGGATAACCTGTCTCTTTGCGCTTACGAAGAATGCGAGCCCAAATGCCACGCTTCTCTGTGTCGCCTTCAATCATTTCTTGCATCCATCTATCTCCAACAGAAACACCGATTGAAAGATTTTGAATCTCAGAGCCAACTTCGCGAATTTCAAGAAACTCAGTGATATCTGGCGACTCTACATCAAGATAAACAGCCATAGAACCGCGACGAACATTGCCCTGTGAGATCACATCAACAGTCGTCTCAAACATATTAGCATAATGTACTGGACCGTCTGCCTTTCCACCAGATGCAATTGACGAACCACGTGGACGAATAGCACCAAGATATGCAGATGTGCCTGCGCCCATCTTCGTCTGCATACCAACTTCTGCAACTTTCTCAAGAATGGACTCTACTGAATCATCAATCCAAACGCCGTTACAAGAGATAGGTAGACCTTTCTTAGTACCAAAGTTGCTCCAAACTGGAGAAGATAGAGAGTAGTATCCTCGACTCATATAGTGATAGAATTTGTCAGCAAAGCCTTCAATGTCAAGAATGCGTTCAGCTTCTTTTGCAATTTCGCGGACTCTTTCTTCCACCGTCATATTACCATCAATGTATCCTCGGGATAGAAACAAACGCGAGTCTTCGTTTGCCCACCACCAGTTATTTTTAGTATCGATCATAAGTTATTTCTCCTATTAAAAAAGGTCTTCAGCCGTGATGCCTGTACCCTTAGAATATTCGACAGGTCTCTTCTGGAAGAAATCAGTCATGTTTTGTCCATGCAATTCTTCGTCAAACCAGTAAGTCTGATTAATGTGATGTTGATCGTATTCAATACCACTAGAATCAAAGCCGATTGCTTCAATAGACTCTTTCATACGCTTTGCGATAAATGACTTCAAAATGTTTGCGCTCAGACCTTCTGTAGAGTAGTTACCCATGATCCAATCAATCACTTTACCCTCAGCTTCAAGCGATGCAACAATCTCTTCTTTTACACGGGCTTCTAGTTCTGCGTCAAACATTTCAGGATATTCTTGGCGCATCGTGTTGATAAGCCAGATGCCTACTTGTGCATGAAGCATTTCTTCGTTGCGAGTGTACTGGACTTGCTGCGCACAATCTTTCAAAACAGATTTGTTGCGATTGAAGTGCATGATGATATAGAACTGGCTGAACAATGAAACATTCTCTACAAACAATGTAAAGAGGATGATGGAGTAGATGTACTGCTTCTCTTTGTTCTTATATGCTTTCTTTAGATACTTTCGAAGATAGTTGACACGACCTTTGATTACTTCTTCTTGCATATTCTTCTCGAACACGTCAGTTAGGTGTAGAACGTCAAGTAGTTTTTCGTATGCAAGATTGTGAATAACTTCTGAGTTTCCCATTGCGTAACCAAGATCACGCAGCGACGGATGAGGTAGATTGTCGCCTAGATTAGCCCAAAATGTTTTCACTGCAACTTCGATTTGACCAATAGCTGATAGAGCACGAACAATCACTTCTTGCTCTTCGGGCGTCAAATCTGATTTATATTGCGAGTAATCAGATCGGAAATTGAATTCGTCTGGTGTCCAGAAACCTTGCCAGATTGCGTCTACGAATTTCTTCGCTTGTGGATATAAGTCTGGTTTTCTTGAAATTTGTTCTTCGAATAGCATTTATTACCTCTTTATTTTTATACTGCCATTGGCGCCTTGATTGATTCCATGGAATCGTAGTCACGCAAAACATAATCTTTTACACTAGAAGTCAAAATCTCTTCTAGTGATGTAAACTTGGGCATTTCTAATGTAGGAAGACCAAGAGGTTCTCTTTGTATTTGAGAAATTACTTGTTCCATATGATTACTATATATATGAACGTCACCCCCGACCCACACTAAATCTGCGACTTCTAGGTCACATATTTGTGATAACATATGTGTCAAAAGACTATAAGATGCTATATTAAACGGGACGCCCAAAAACATATCCGCACTTCTTTGATACAACTGACAAGACAATTTACCATTGTTTACTTTGAATTGTGCAAGTGTATGACATGGCGGTAGAGCCATCATATGCAACTGATTAGGATTCCATGCTGATAAGATAAGTCTACGACTATCTGGATTGGTTTTGATTTCGTTTATAAGCCATTCGATTTGATCAACCTTACCTAAAGTGTTGTCACCAAGTGCATCAAAGCTTCTCCATTGATGACCATATACTGGTCCAAGTTGCTTCATAAAATCAGTATTTACATAGCCAAGGGCTTTCGCTTGATTGTCAGCATTCGCAGTCCAGATAGTATTCTTTTCTGTCAGTTCCGTTCGATCTTTATCGTATGTAATTTCTGCTAGTCTGCGTTCATCTGTGCTACCTTCTAGAAACCAAAGTAATTCGCCTACGACACTACGCCAAGCAAGCTTCTTAGTTGTAACAGCAGGAAAGCCTTTTGTCAAGTCAAAACGCATCTGATAACCAAAAATACTTCTGGTGCCTATGCCAGTTCTATCACTTACATCTTCACCGTTCTCTAGTACATGGGTCAATGCATCAAGATATTGCTTCATTCCGCTAAATGTCCTCCATCTGGATTTTTTTCATATTCTTTATCACCGAGATTAATTAGTTTTTCTATATGACGTAGCTCAAAGTTAAAAGCTGGATCTACCATAGTAACAAGATTGTATCCATGACGATGCCTGCAACGCCCATAGTAGAGAGCATAATCACCATCTTGTGGTTCTATGCTGTATCGTGATACACAACTGCATTCTACAAAAAGATCAGTCATGATCTACTCCTAATCTGTATTGTTAAATCCTGATTCGAATCAATATATTCCTGCACATCAAAACCATCGAAGTCTTGATTATACATGAAAGTGTCACACTTGTAAACACCATTTATGCGTGTAACATAAAGTTTATCGCAGAAAGGTAGAGCCTGTCTATATATGTTGGCACCCCCAATGACGAAAATATCTAGCTGTGGATATTTGTGCCCGATAAGTTCTAGAATACCATCTAAATCCCCTGAGACGACATCATCAGGATCACCTTCGACTTCTCTATTGGTAACTACTACATTTATACGATTTGGTAAAGACTTTGATCCAAACGACTCCCATGTATTGCGACCCATGACAACTACATTACCTATCGTACATTCGCGAAACCATTTCATATCTTTTCTATTGCGTGGCCATGGCAAATCGTTTTCATGACCAATTCCAATGTTGTTATCCATGGCTAAAATCGCGTTAATACTCATTAGACCCTCTTCCATATCGTTAATGCAAGCTTTGCTTCTAGACCTGAATATGTGTTATTATCAAGTAGCAACTCTATATCTGCCGTTCGTAAACCGTTCAACACCATTTCATTTATATCTTTTCCATACTTTGAAACTGAGCTTGGTAGTATGACAATCTTATTACCACGTTCAATAACTTTCTCCATACGATGCACAATCTCAATATTTCTGGGTTCATTGTCGAACATAAATACTGCGTTATCAAGTGATTCTAATGCGCGTGTATTGCCGTCAGCACCAGCCATCGCAACTGCATTTGTCAAAAATAGACTATCAATTTGACCTTCAACAACATAATACTTCTTATCAAAATCAACAGTGTCTAAACCAAAAATCTTTGATTGCGTATCGTCTATCATAATAGATATATAGCGTAGAGAAGACTTAGGTTTAAACGACCTGCCAGCAAAGCCGAACATCGTATCATTCTTATCAATCAAAGGTATGACAAGACGAGGTTCATCATAAGTGTCATCTAGTTTTTTGGGTATGATACTATTGACCCACTTATTGAACTTTGGAGCATAGTACAATCGATAGTGATGTTTTGCAGGTATCTTACGATTCTCTACATATTGTTTCACTGGATGAGATGCAGGTAATGATGATACTTTTTTGATGCGACTCAGAGGTGACGATTTACTCGTGAATTTAGGCTGAGCCATAACAAGCTTGTCAAGAGGTTTTATGTCTTTCTTCTTAGGCAGTGATCTGTTTAGAGATTTCTTCTCAAGAATAATATCAGTAACATATTCATCATATAGAGATGAAAAATTATGCTTCAAAAAATAGTCGATTGGTTTTGAGTAACCACAGTTATGACAATAATAAAACGCCTTGTTGCCCTTGTCAAGCATCCAACCACGTTTCTTATTCGAGGATTTCTTACTATCGCCACATATAAAGCATCTAAAGTTTGCTTCATAAGGATTAGTCTGTTTTATTTCGTATTGATCGAGTCGTGTTGATAATATACCACAGTATTTCAAGTCAATGTGATTCATAGTAACCTCTTATAGTATTCTAATGCGTTATAAGCATTATACACTTATGAGGCTACCATGTCAACTAGTTTTATACGCCCATGAACATTTTTGTGGCGACTGCAACAAGACCTGCCACAATCATCCAAGTTATCTTGGTAATGTTCTGCGTCACTCTTGAATTTTCTTTCACATCATCATTAAGTTCGTCAATCTTCTCAGAGTGACGGTTTAGGCGGTCAAGTGTGTTGGCACGATCTATTTGCATTTGAATGAGTTTCTCTTCGGTGCGAGCCATTGCGATCATCGCATCTGATAACTTGTCAATCTTTTTCTCGATTCTATCAAAGCGTTCATTCACAGCTTCTGCTGGTATAAGATTTATTCGTGATTCTTCGGACATGAGTATATTCCCCTACTTTATTTTAGTGATCATGTCAACAAAATTTTTCACTTTTTTCTTGTTTCGTTTTTTATATTTATTCATAGCTGACGATGTGAATCCTGGTTCACCGTCTGGACCTACTCCAACGCCTGCAATATTGCCACCACCAGCGGCATTTGCTGGTGCGTCTTCTTCAACTTTGTAATGCTCTTCGATTTGATTAATGAGTTGATTCAATTCGTCTTCGATCAATTCTTCTGTTAGCATATCAGCATCACGATTTTCATCTTCTTTGATAAGCCAGAGCGCTGCTGCATATGATGCGAGACGCGATCTACCACCAGGAATCTTCTCAAGCAATCTTTTCAGCTTTAGGACAAGTACATCAAACTTACCCCAATTGCTTCTCTGTTCAATCGTCATATCTTTACGCTTTATCAGGATTTCGCCGCGTTCATCGATGATGCCCAAATCGTATGCTTGCCATTCATCAAATGGTGTAGCGAGACGCTTAATAAATTGATAGACTAGAAATAGATCGACGATCATAATTGGGCCCTTAATTCTTGCACTATTTTTGTGTCTAGTGATATTTCGCTTGAACGAATCGTCTTTTCATCGTATGATATGATATCAGGCATATAAGATAGAAATATAACAAAAGGTGCCAAATACGAATGGTATTCTTCTAATCGCATAAACAACATCTGCGTGGCTCCTGGTCCGAAACAATTATATAGAATGATCATATGGTTCAATATCAATCTGACCCGAAGTTCGTTATCTTCATCATAGCGCTTGAATAGTTTTTTCAAATACTGGAATCTTTTAACATCATCAAGAAACTCTTCTTCAGATGCAGCTTTTGCCATATCGTAATGCTTTGCTGCATATAACATAAAATTTCGTTCCGTGAGATGCATTATTGTATTCCATTATCATTGAAAAGACACGGGGTCTTCCCCGTGTCTTTATTTATCAGAGAAATTATGCTACTGTAAGCTCAGCTTCGTCAGATGTGACTGTAGCTGCACCAGTTGCTGTCAACACGCAACGATATAGGTATGTATCTAGACCAGTTGAGTCTGAGATTGCAAGTGTGTCTGTATTTTCGCCAGAATATACTCCACCAGTTGCTGATACCCATGTAACACCTGCGTCATCAGAAACTTGCCATGCGTAAGCGATAACTGCGCTTTGTGTTGCAGTTGCTGTTACTGTGAATGATGTTGCATCTGGTGCTGTTACACTAGCTGCTACTGGCTGTGTTCCAATTGTGATTGTCGCGTCAACAAATACTGTGTCTTCTGCGTCACCAGAGATTGAACCCATCGCAACAAGTGTTTCATATGTCACGCGTCCTGCACGACCACCTGTACCAACAGTTCTCTTCACCCAACCAGCGTGTGTGAGTTCTGGTAGCTCTGCAGCTTCTACTGCATCTACACCATATACTTCTGGCTTATCTGCGTGTGGAACATATGCAGGCGATTCATTGGCAGTTACGGTAAGACCGCTTGCCGTGGTACCAGCATACGCTGTCTCAAGTTCGATTGATGTTGTGTTAGCAACAGCCGCGATTTTATACGGAACAGATGCGATCACAAGAGTTTGTCCTGAAGCAAGTTCTGTTACAAAGTCTGTTGCTGTACCTGTTACTGCAGTGTCCGTTTCAGTGACTGCAACCGTACCAGTTACAGCTTTGGTATCTTTATTACCCCAAAGTGCCATTCTAGCTCTCCTTTTTTTCTAATTGAGTTTTGAGTTCTTCTATCATACTATTTTTGCTATTTCGTCTATCCAGTTTGATGTCGTAATTGTCCTTTGCCCATGCAGCGATGTCGATCTTCATCCAACTATCAAAATCAGGTAACTCGCGCTTTATGGGACGTCTTTCAATATGAAAATGCTGAGGCACAATTTGCACATCATCTTCCTTTGATACCTTTGCGCGGAATATTTTTTTGATTAACCTCAACATGATCGTGCTTTACGATACATACATGTTAAGTTCGTAACGACCTTCATCGTAGTAAACTTGCATTTGAAGCATACGCTTAGTAGGCTTTCCGTTTTTCATCAATTCGATTGTGTAACGATTGGTCTTACCTGTACCAGGCTTCTTTGGACCCATCGCAACTTTACGATCCCATTCGTCATCATCGATAGTGTAGCCTTGCTTTTCTACTTGTGCTTTCGCATGTTGAACGGCTGCAGAGAAAGTCTTGTGATTGATTGTGTAGGCTTCATCAAGTTCGACTTCTTCTTTCTTCATAGGAAGACCTTTATGCTTCGTCTTGGCAAAGTCTTCTAGGTCTTTCTCTGACATACTATCGTACATCTCTTTTGATGCGCCAACGAGTTCAGAAGGATCTGCATCTCCACGCTTTGCTGCGAGTGCCGCACCTGCTGCCATCTGTTGTTTCTTTGAAAGAGCTTTTTCTATGAGTGTCTGCGTTAGACCAACTGATTCAGCAACTTCTTCTTTTGTATCCCAAGGTGCTTTCTTCAATGAAACTTTGTCCTTTGATTTAGCTTCATCATCAGCCTTTGCAAGAGCGCGTTGTTTGGCAGTCAATTCTTTAAGATTTTCAACTTCTTCTTTCTTTTGTCCAGCATCCATCACCTTCTTACCAATTGGTGTTAGGTTGCCTTTCTTATCATACATTTGGTTAATCAGTTTCTTTTCGAAAGCAGTCAATTCTTTAAGATTTTCAACTTCTTCTTTCTTCATGCGCTTATTCCACATGTAGTCTTTCACAACTTGACGAATTTCATCTGTGTTTGTCGTGCGCTTGTTAGCAAACATGCCGACAATAACGTCCATAGACTTACCGTCATCAACAGCTTTTTTGATTGCTTTTTCGTTGACCTTTTCATCAAGCTCAAGTTCTTCTTTCTTCATAGAAGCCATTGATCTTTGGGTGGAAGTCATTGTACGAACTGGCTTCTTACGACCTGTAGCAGTGCGACCCATTGCAGCGTTGTGCGCAGCATCTTTTGCTCGCTGAGTCTTCACGAAGTCTGGCTTCATCTTTGGACCAGCCTCGTCTAGGTCTACAGCTTCTTTGATACCATGTTTTTTCATGAGCGCAGCCTTTTGCGCTTTCAGATCCTGGATTTTCTGAGGTGCCTTCATGTCATTTGGATTACCAGCACTCTTATTTTTCCAACGTCTTTCCCAATCGCGGATTGATAGGTCGATGTTGCCCAACTGATCTTTAACTGCGTTTGAAACTTCATCAAGTTCAACTTCTTCTTTCTTCATAGCTTTTGAGATAGCTTTACGGCGCTTGTGTAGATATTCGTCAGAGGAATCAACATCACCATCATTGTCAATGTCTTTGTCTTTACGATCATCAAACTTCTTTTTCACTGCTTTTGGATTAACTGGATCCATAGCTTCACTAATACGTTCAATCTTAGAGGTCTCATTCAGTGATGCAAGCTGATGCTGTAGAAGTGCTTTCTCTTCAGTCAGTTTGCCAATGTGACCTGTACCACCAATACGTGCTGCATTGATCTTGGAAGATAGTTCCGAGATTTTACGTTCGATAATGGTTCTACTAGTTTCCTCATTGACTACTGCCTTTGGGTTTAACTGAGCAGTTTTTTCACCGAAAGCCTTGATGAAAGATGCAGATAACTTATTAGTCATGCTATTGTTCCTTTATTTTTATAATCAGTGGTGTACTACCCTTTATGAGTCTATGATACACCATGGATTCTATTTCGAATTTACTACTTGTATTTATGTCAAACGGTATTTCATTGTCTCGCTGAAACTTCCAACCGCGACCAAATATAACTTCAATATGACGAGTTTTGTGATCTCTGTGCCATAGAAGTTCTTCATTGTCGGTAGATGTGTCGAACATTCTAATCCATTCGCTATCGCCATCAGTCTTTATATCATAATATGGTTTTGTCATGATTCTACCAGAAAAAGTTTCCACCACCTGAAAGTCCAAGTTGTTTTGCATAGTAAGGTAAACGACATGCCCAATAACCAGCCTTTGTCTTATCAGTCTTTTGATCACAGTTATGGCGAGCCGCAAAAGATTTTCTCGCCTTAACATCATCAATCTTAGCTGTCAATCCTGTCGTGTCACCGAACTGTACTTTAATTACATTACCCTTATCATTCTTGACATACACGTAATACTTCTTTTTACCACCACGTTTTGGCTGATTTAATTCAACATCTTTTCCGTTGTATTCTGATTCCATCAACGGTATGTCAAGTGGAACAATCTCATCTTCATAAATCGCTCTTTCGCCAATATCGGTTCCCATCATGTCGATGTCAAACTTACTATAGAGGTCTAGCTTACCTTCGTTGAATTGCTTTCGCGCTTCAACAAAGAATTCGTAGAAACATTCTGAGTGAGGACGAAACACGCATTCCGATAACGGTATTTCATTTTTGACGTGATAATCTACGCCTTCCTTTACAGTCGATTCGTATATGTGCTTTTTAAGTGTCTTCACTTCATTAGTCCCTGTATTGTCTTCAAAGCTTTCTTCGCGTCTGGGTGATTTGGATTTATGTTGACAACATCGCCATTCATAAAATCCGATATGTTAGCAGACTTGCCAAGTGCAGTAATCGCCCTGTGTAGAGGATCTTTTGCATCGTAGGTAGTCTCGAACCCCTTTTTACCACGAAGTTCTACCCAGCTTTTTTCTTTAGTGTCCCACATCTTTAGAACATCTTGATCTTTGCCACGTATGAACTGTAGCATAACACCTTCACTGATATAAGAACTAAAAGACTTCATATCAGTTCAATTCGAAATGTGGACCGTCGATGAACGGGCGTCTACCCTGCGAACGGCGAAGATCAATGTATGCATCCATAGCGTCTTGCATCGTACCATCCCAATCACGGATGTCAGAAATCTGCCATGCTGCACCCCAGCGAATCTTCACATCCTCTTCCAAAGCAGCAGCTTTCATAGCGTCTGCGATGTTGTCGTATAGATTAAGTTCCCACGATCCACGTGATCCGATGTATGCCATAAGATCGACTGCATCACCTGTCAAATGCTTAGATTTCATCGTCTGTGAAGCACCTTTAGCAACAAGTTGTCTTTGCTCTTCGACTGTTCTCATACCCTGTATAACACCAAAGTCTACGCTTGAAAGTTCAATTGCACGATTTACAACTCTGATAAGTTCTGGCTTCACGCCTTCGAGTTTGTTTAGCGATCTTTTTGATAATTTAAATGTCATTGGTTTCCTCATTAATATTTTTTGTGAATGATTTCGGGAATTCTTTAACTGCGTCTAGAAGTTCATTGACGTTCACGTTTGCTTTATATATGTCGATATCGCCACCAACATTCACAGCACCTAACCATCTATGATGCCCATCGATAATATAATTATCTGAACTTACGATGATTGGTTTAGCCTTGTGTAGCGTTGAATAGTTCTGAGCAGCACTTGTAATTTTATCAACATTAAAGTTGCGCTGCGTAGCTTTCAATGCACTAGCTTTCACTTTCATCTTCTTTAGTTTTATGTCCTTAGTGCGAAGAAATTCTATCAATTCTTCGTAGTCGGATGTTCTCACTTGAGGCATGTCACCACGTGCGATGCCTTTAGTTTGAGCTTTAGTTGGTTGCCATATATGCAACTCGCTGATATAATGTTTAAAGCGTATCATTAGTATGTAATCACTTTATCTGGACTCTTGAAGTTCTTCTTGCGCATGATAGTTTTCATGACAACATCGAATTCATCGTTTTTCGTGTCGTAAGTAACAGCAACAGGAATATTCAAGTCACTTTGGATGTCTTTGATGACAGCTTCTGCGCCAGCAACGCCTTTGATCGATTTACCTTGCTTTGCGTAAATCTTCTTGATAAATGCAGCCAACTCTTTGAGTGTGATACAAGGAGTGTTTCTGCCATCACTCATACGTTCACCGAAGTGCTTTGTAAAGTTGAAGTCAATATCAAACTTCTTGAACAGTTCATCAACAACTTTTTCAAACTGTTTGATTTGTTTCATGCCAATTAGCTGACATTCGGCTTCCATCAACGAGTCAAAAGATTCGTTCATATCTTCACCAGGAGTATCTTTCTTATACTTCTTAGTAAGCTTGTCAGTTCCTTCGTCGCCTGCGCCATGCTCTTCCTTGACGCTATATTTCTTCATGAGTCTTGCACGTAATTCTGGATTAACTTTTTTATCTGTATCAGGTTTGCCGTATTTGCTTACATACGCCTTTTCAAGTTCACGACCAGACATGTCTACGCCACGCGCACGAGATACTTGATATGCAATGTCCCCAAGTTCAGTTCCACCGAGAACGTGCTTATGTACTGCAGCAAGTGCTTTGTCGAGAATTGACGCTTCAGTAAGTTCAAGCTGTTCGTTCAAGTCAAAGAATGAGTCTAGTTCAACTTCTTCACTACGAACTTTTGCAGCCAGATCAGAATCAGCTTTGCCCCATGTACCTTTGCCCTTTGTGACAAAACTATTTACTCTCGCCATACCCCATTGCGCTGGGGTAGTACCAGGTCTATGACCAGTGCGCCATGCTGCAACACCTCTATCATAAACATTCTTTAGAATGCTTTTTGAGATTTCAGTCTTGTCAGCCTTCTTCTGAAGTGCGGCATCTGTCTTGCTTTCTTCAAGTTCAACTGATTCCCAGATATTGTCGATAAGATTGATAACTTGCGTGTCATTTTCAAACTCTTCAGTCATAGGCTTCTTTGCACGAAACGCTTTGAAACGCATATCAATTTTAGGTGTACCGTTAGAGTTTAGTAGATTGTGATATCGCTTTCTAGGTTTAACATCATTTTCTGAGGCTTCGTCAAACATCTCTTTATACTTCTTGGTATGCTTAGATGGTTTTGTCTCAGCATCTTCATCACCTGGTGCTGGCTTGTATGCAGCTGGATTATCATCGTCCATTTTTGCACCCTTAGCAAAGTGACGAGCGCGATATGCAGCTGGATTATCATCGTCCATTTTTGCACCCTTAGCAAAGTGTCGAGCGCGATCATCTTTTTCAGATTTCTTCACACCGCTATAATACTTTTTAGGCTGTGTGCCTTCCATGTCTTTGATATTGTCATCTTGTGGTGTCTTACGTTCAACCAAAGTTTCAAAATCTTCATTGAGAGTAAACGCTGCGTTAATATCAAGTTCTTCTGATCTAATTTTTGGAATGAGTTTTTTTGCAAGACGCTTTATGGCAGCCTGACGCTTCATCACTTTTTTGTCTATCATTTGCTTTTGCGAATCGCTTAGTTCGTCATACGACATTCCAGATTTGCCAATGACTTTCTTCTTGATGATATCGCGGGCGCGCTTATTAGCGCGTATCTTAATCTTCTCAGGTGTAGGCTTACGATTTGCGGCTCTACGACGACCTGCTGCAATCTTTGATTTATTACGGCGCATTGCGATAGCCATATTGCGGCGTTGTGTGCGTGTCATAGGTTCACGATCTTCTTCAAGATCGACTTCTTCGTTAATATTCATACCAGAACGAACCATATCATATACCTTTTCTCCGTCGCGCTGAAGAGCCTTTGGTAGACCTGACATAAAGTCATCCTTTTTACCTGACGCTGCCGCGGCTCTCATCTTTGATGCGGACATACCTTCGACACCTTCTGCATCTGGATCCCTATCACCTGCTGATACAATTTTGATGCTATCGAATGTGTAATCTTTACCATTATATTTTGTGAGAAGCTTTTCGAATTCTGCAATGCGATCTTGACCCACGACAACGATAACATTGTCATACTTACCATCTAGTTCTTGCATTACTTGAATGATTGTTTTTGATTTGGACTTTTGTACAACATCACGACCGAATGCTTTCTTAGCAAGAGTGACCTTATCGTCATACTTCAAAGGGTTTTTCTTCGGATCATGGGAATGTGTGAGATAGATCAAAGGAGTTGCGTTGCTTTTCTTTGCAACAGACTTGATCTTGTTTGCGAGTTTTTCGTGACCAACTGTCACTGGGTTCATACGACCCCATCCTAACACAACTGTCTTTTCAGTTTGCTCTTTTAACGTAGGATTCACTTCGATAGTGTTTTTGATAATCTTTTCATCTTTTTTCGATGGCTTTTTTTCAGCCTTCTTTTCAACATCGTCTGACATTTTGTTCTCCTATTTTCCATCACAGGTTTTCCGTAGACTCACTGTGATACGTGTTATTTATACATCTATTGACCTAAGACATTATATCCCATATCTCGTATCAATTCGGGTGTTACAGTGTGATTGATGGCGAATACTATACGATCATTCAAGTGTTCTGGTTGACCTTTTATGTAGTATTGTTCACGCGAATCGTCATATTTTCTTGATAGCGATATTGTGCCCTTTTCAGGTATTTCCCATGTATTATCTACAACATATTTCTTTGGTATATGCAAGTCTGTATGTATACGAGATATGATATTATCGCGTTTCTCTGGTATGAGCAAATCTTCATATCTTATAATCATATCAGCCCGAGGTAACCATGTGTCATGAAAGTGCTTGTAAGTTTTGCATAGATTTATAACATTAAACTTTCTCTTCTTACCTATCGTACAGAATTTTGAATACTCTAATGGATCATATGTTGTCTGCGTATCGATCCAATCAATGCTGGTTCTATATGCTATAGACTCAACCCAAGTATATGGATTTTTGTGTATCACGATTGTCTTTAAAGATTCGTCATATTCTAATGGCACATCTATTGAGTGCTTCCAAACAGTAGCATTGTTACCTTTCTTACACTCGAAATTTTTTTGCATTATGGTTTCGATAAAATTTGTGCCTGATCTCTGTAGACCGAATATATAAAAATTATGCATTGTAAATATAGATGTGGTCCATGAAAGTTCTACCGTGTTCTTTATAGCCCAGATTTTCTAGTAAATCGCTTCCACTAAGTCTTTCTACCACGATAACAGGCTTAAATCTTTTTATAGTTTCTATCGATCCTTTAAGTGCAGTTTCTTCATAACCTTCTAAGTCATAGTGAATTAAATCACAATGGTTTAGGTTCATGTCATCTAACATGTACATCTGTACATCCCCAGCGGATTCAACAATTTTATGCGTTCCAACATTAGTCTCACTACCAGCTTTTAGTGAAAACTTCTCTCTAGTGTTTCCGAGTCCACCTAGAAACTTATGAAAATCTTCTCCCTGACAATTTGCGTCTAAGCAGTAGTAGTTAAGTTCATCGGGTTCGAATGTATAGACTTCTTTAAAATAATTCTTGTAAAATCTAGCGTACATTCCACAGTTTCCGCCAGCCTGAACAACAGTGTCAAATTTTTCAGCATGTTCTAATATGTTGTCTTTACCTTTTATCCAGTCTCTAAGAGGTCCATCATTTTCGTGACCAAAAGCGCCTGTATCTGTGGTAACCCAAAGAAGTTCATCGACACCTTCGTGTCCACATTCTCTGTATGATGTAAGTTCTTTATGCGTGGTCATTACTATATTCCATATTAGATCGTTACTAAAGTTATAGTCTCTAAACAGAAAAAGGCGCGCCGAAGCCCGCCTTTGTGATTAATAGACCTCAAGTCTATTTATTATTTTTTCGCTCTTAGCTCGTTAGCCATAGTAAAGCAACTTTTTGCGTGTTCGTCTAGACCATACTGTCGCATAACGTTACCTGCCCTAAGATACCCAGCTATTTCGAATGCTCTCATAAATCTATTTAATAATTTTGAAAGAATGTTCATTTCGCAATACGACCTTCGCAATTAACTGTACCTTCTGCAACCTGTCGAATCATTCCACGATTCATGCCTAAATCAGCAAGTTCTCTGTCTGTAAGCTTGCTCAATTCTGAGATTGTTCTATTAACATCTTTTCTGTGTTTGTGTGATAGCTTAATGTCGTCGATCAATTCCACGAGTGATGTTATACACTCTGCTAGAATGCCCTTTGCATATATCATTGCATGTGACATTTATTTCTCCTGTATGTGTTGTGTAATTGAGCCTTTGCTCATACGCATATTTATAATGCAGGTGCAGAAAAAAGGGGTCGAGAGTCTTGTTAAACTCTCAACCCCGTTATGCGTAATACGCACATGTGACAAAATATCAGCCGCCTAGTGGCTCAGCTAAAAGCAATCCTTCAGCAAAAATAGAACCGTCAATTGAACCCGAAGAAGATTTCAATTGCAATTTAATGTCAGACTTTTGATCATATTTGAATGGGAATCGTCTTACGATATTCATGTTGTTGAAGAACTGTGTTTCAGCAACTCTGAATATAGTATTTGCCGTGTTGTTACCAACATAGTTTCTAAAGAAAGCAGCTTTACCACCATTCGAATCCGTTGCAAAGGCGTCGATACGATATAGATAGAAACAATGTCCTGCAGGTACAGTATAGTGTGCAGACTGCATCTTACCAGTTCCAGAAATTATTTTACCATAAACTGTACCACCAGCAGAAGCAGTCACATCTCCTGCCAAATTATCGCTGAGTTCAACAAGATCGTTGATGCGATAAAATTCTACTGTAGTGATAACTGGAGTCAACCCAGTTAGAGTAACGACTTGTGATACTGGCTCAAAGTTAATATCCAATCCAGAGACTAGTATTTGTGAGTCATCTGTTTCGCTTGTACTCACAATACTCATTACAGACGCCGCTGTAGGAAAAGCGTAGTTACTGGCGAGTTCCCATGGCGTTCTATATTCAGCAGTCACAATTGAGCCTGTACCAAGTGCTTTGCCGAAAATGTTTCTTACTGAACCACCCTTAATCAAACCACGAGAGGCGTTCAAGAATGTGTCTTCTACTGGATAATACTTGCTCATATGTCTACCTTAATATATAACATGTTTCTGCTATTTATGTAATTACTTATCCCAACCCTTGATAATATCTGATGAGAAATTTGCGTGTGAGAATTGCAATCTGTCAACAAGTTTTATTGCGTTCTTTCCCGTGTGATCGATTGCAACAAATCCTTCTTGACCTGTTACTTTGTATCCGTTAGGTGTAAGCAATAGCGTGTCGATCTGTTTTGCCTTGTCAAGTTTTTTTATGATAATCAACTTAGCGTCTATCAGTAGATTGTACATCTCAAACATCTTGACAATCTCGCGCTTGTCAACTCTGTTGAAGTATTCGAGCACAGTTTCTTTTTTCTGACGCTGAGTGATTTTACCTTTTTCAGATGTACGCTTGGATTCTTCTTTACCATAGTAATCGTTGATGTACTTGACAAGATCATCGACAAATTTCTTAGGATTTCCGATGCGCTGACCTTCACGAATTTTACTATTGACAAAAACCTTTGTTCGCATTAGTCTTTCTGGATCGTCCGATATACCGTCAAGAACTTTTCGATCTAGCTTTCTGAATAGTCTACCTGCATTTGAAAGAATATCTGTCACCGCTTTTGTTTCAGCTTTCGTCATTGTAGCTGAACCTGACAAATCTCTGTACGTTGCGTCTAACGACCAGACTTCTGAAGTTTTTTTGAGACCGCTTGCAATCTCCTCTCCAAAACTAGCAGACATTGTTTCAAAAGAGTCTCCTCGGTACGTAGTGTGCCAAACCACTCCGATTCTGGATTTAAGTATTGTTTTTGCGAGTTCGCTTTTCTTTGGTATCGCATAAACAATCGTATTAGGATGGAAAGTAATATGCGGTTCTCCGTCAATATCAATGTCCTTGATATCCTCCCGCGAATATAAGAAATCACCTTGAACTACTCCTTTAATGCCAAGTGCTGGCAAGTGCTTTAGTGCCAGCTTCAATTTTGTATTCAAATCACCTGAGGTGTCATCATCTATATCAGAGTTTGATTTATATATTTTAGGATTCTTATTGAAGATACCTTTCTTTGCGACAAAGAACTTACCATCACTAGGATCAGTTCCAGCAAACACCGCCGGCGCGCCGTCCCACTTAATTGTCACGTTCACGGGAGCATTAGTGTTACCTGCAAGCATATCACGCAATGCTCTTAGATGGTTGATTGCCTGTCTCGCGCCATTTACACCTGCGTTGAGGATAGCATCCTCAAGGTG